GCGCCCACGTGGTCGCCCTCTATCTGGCCGGAGGGCTGAATATGCCGGAGGGCGGTGATTGCTTCATGGCGCTTGCGACCGAAGCGGCCCCCTGGTAGCTTGTTTTTGCCACCTCTGAGGTGTTCGACATGCCGCGACGCATCTTAGCCATCGACCGCAGTACGGGCGCTCCGTTGCGAGCTATGGCCTGCGGGCCTACCCTGATAGCGCCGATAATGGAATGTAGGATCGAAACATGCCGCGACGGCAGTTAGCGTTAGATAAGTCCGCCGGGCGCGGGTGAGCCGCGCTTCTCAATTACCCGGCACGTTACGACGACTAGGTAAAGCTGAACCTTGCTGTAACAACAGACGATGTGAGCTTCCGTAGCCCATCTCCACAGCCCGTTAAGCTCGGTACAAGCTTGCGCCCACCTGCTTCCCCTTGATCGGGTTACACAGGTGGGCGTTTTCGTTCTTGCAGACCGCTTTCGCTTGTGCCATGGTCGCCTCAAAGGGAGAACAGACGTGAAGCGCGAAGTTTTGCAAGACAAGTTCCGAGGCGTTTTGCTGGGCCTCGCTTGTGGCGACGCCCTGGGGGCGCAGATCGAGTTTAGCAAGCGGGACAGCCACCCCTTGCAGGTGGATTTCACGGGAGGTGGTCCGCACCGCTTGCAGCCGGGGCAGTGGACCGATGATACGTCCATGGCTCTTATCCTGGCTGAGCACTTGGCTGGCGACCCCACCGTGTGCGAGGAAGCCGCCCTGGCTGCCAAGTGGGTTCGCTGGTGGAAACACGGGTACATGTCCTGCACGGGCGAATGTTTCGACATCGGCAACCAGACGCGGGCAAGCCTCGAGCACTGGCTCAACACCTGTGAGAGGCCCCGGCACAAGGGCGGGGCGCGCGGCAACGGTGCTCTCATGCGTGTGGCCCCCGTGGCCCTGGCCAACTTCGGACGCAAGCAGGACTTGTATCTGGCCGCGCATCGGCAGTCCGTAATCACGCACCACATTGACAGTGGGCACCTCGCAGGCACCTACGCCGAAATAGTCCGCGCTTGTCTGCGCAGCGGATCGCCGGGTGAGGCCATGGCTACTCTTCGCAGTTTTCAGATTGTGCCTCTGCGCCGGCCCCGTCACACCGTCAAGTCCACGGGCTACGACTTGGACACGTTCGAAGCTGCCGTGTGGGCTGTGCAGGGCGCCAAGACCGCTGAGGGTGCCATCATCCGCGCAGCGAACCTTGGCGACGATGCCGACACCGTTGGTGCCGTGGCGGGTGCCCTGGCCGGCGCCGTATGGGGCGCTGCGGCGCTGCCTGAACGGTGGCTGGACAAGCTGGCGTGGCGCCATCGTATCGAGGACGCAGCCGACCGGCTGTTGGCGATGCACCGCTAGGGTGCTGGTTAGGAGAACAGAAGATGGCATCAAAGCTAACCCCGGAAGATCAATTCGTCGTTGACGTGCTGTTGGAGTTGAAGCGCGCCCGCGCCAAGTTCCCCTCTGCCTTCGCCTGTGGCCTCGCCACCATGGAGGAAGCGGGCGAGCTGGCACAAGCCCTGCTTAAGCACGCAGCCGGCAAGTGGCCGCAGAGCCGCATCCGTGAGGAAGCCGTTCAGGTGGCCGTCATGGCCATGCGCTGCGCCCTGGAAGGCGACGCCTCGCTCGGTGGCCACCAGTACACGGAGCCGGGCGAGTGATGGACAGGCGTGTTTTGTGGGGCGGCATCACAATGCTGATCTGGCACAACACCGACACGTGGCCGATTGCCTCGTGGTACGCCTACTGCTTGGGCTACCCTCGTGATGCTTCGGCTGCGGGGCTGGAAAGTCAGCTATTCAACTACGCTTGCCGTGAAGGCATCGTGTTTGGCTAGAAAGGGTCTTGATGCGTAAGCTTTGGCGAGAACACTTCTGGACAGTCTTCGGCTTGTTGCTTGGCTTAGCGGCTGGCCTCTGGTTGTTTCCCCACCGTTGACGGCGAGCCCGGTCGCAGGTAGTGGTTGCTGAACCCTCCCTGTCACCGGGCTCTTTGCTGTGGCCGATACCAAGTTTGACCCCGCCGTACACCCGCACCAAGCGCAGATGCTTTGCGAGCGCGGGGCCGTGGACGCAGAGATCGCCGAGTTCTTCGACATCTCCCCGTCCACCTTCTACCGCTGGCGTAACGAACATCCTACCTTCGCGGACGCCCTGGTGATGGGCAAAGAATACGCCGATGTGCGGGTTGAGCGTGCGCTGTACAATCGCGCCGTGGGCTACAGCTACGAGTCCGAGAAGCTGATCACCGTTTCGGTGGGCAACAACATGGGCAGCGCCGTCGAGCGGCATAAGATAATCGAGCATGTGCCGCCGTCCGAGAAAGCCGCCATCCGCTGGCTGGAAAGCCGCAAGCCCAAGGAATGGCGCCGCACCGTGGGCATCACGGGAGGCGACGGCGGCCCCCTGGCCATAAGCAACGCCGAAGATCAGGATTTCTCCAAGCTGACGCCCGATGAACGCACCAATCTCCGCAGTCTCCTTGCGAAAGCCGCAGAAAGTGGGTCTGACGAAGGGTGAGGCGCGGGCGCAGCTAATCGCCCTCGATCGCTTTGAGGCTGACACCTCCCTGCGCAACTTCGTGCCGCTGGCTTGGCCCATCTTGGAGCCCGAAGCGCAGTACGTGGGCGGCTGGGCTATCGACGCCATGTGCGAGCACTTGGAGGCCGTCACCTATGGGTGGATTAACCGGCTTCTAATCAATGTGCCGCCGGGTTCGATGAAGAGCCTGTTGTCGTCCGTCATGTGGCCTGCCTGGGAATGGGGGCCACGGGATCGCCCGGCCCTGCGCTACATCTCCACAGCCTTCAACGACGGCCCGGTCAAGCGCGACACCCGCAAGATGCGCGACCTTGTGGCAAGCCAATGGTATCAGGAGCGGTGGCCGGGCGTTAGGCTTGTGCGATCTGGTGAGACTTCGTTCTCCAATAGCAGGACGGGCAACCGGGAAGGCGTGCCCTTTGGTTCGCTGACATCGCAACGCGGTGACAGGCTTATTATCGACGACCCGCACTCCACCAAAACGGCTGAGAGCAAGGCCGAGCGCGAAGCTACCGTGCGGCAGTTCCGAGAGGGTGCCACCAACCGCCTTAACAACCAAGAGAAGTCCGCAATCATCGTCATCATGCAGCGGCTTCACGAAGGCGACATCTCAGGCGAAGCTCTGGCCCTGGACATGGGCTATGTGCACCTCAACCTGCCCATGCAGTTCGAGCCGGATCGCCGTTGCACTACCCGCATCGGGTTCAAAGACCCTCGCACGCATGAAGGCGAGCTGCTTAACCCCGGCCGGTTCTCTGCCAAGACGGTGGCGCAGCTTCAAAACGATCTAGGTGACTACGCCTATGCCGGCCAGTACCAACAGCGCCCCGTGCCGCGCGAAGGTGGTCTGTTTAAGCGCGAGTGGTTTGAGGGCAAGATTGTCCGTGTGGCCCCGGCCGGCACTGTGTGGGTTCGGCATTACGACCTTGCCGCCACCAAGGATGCGGGCGCCTGGACGGCTGGCGTCAAGATGGGCCGCACCCCCGATGGCAAGTTCGTCGTTGCCCACGTGGATCGCCTCCGTGAGACAGGCGACGTGGTGCGCAAGCGGATCAAGGCGGTAAACGAGACAGACCGCATGGAAGACCCCAACTGCCTGCTCTCGCTGCCGCAGGACGGCGGACAGGCCGGCAAGGTGCAGAAAGCAGACTTTGCCACCTATCTAGCCGGTGTGCGGCTGGCCTTCCTGCTCGAGTCCAGTATCGGTGATAAAGAGACACGAGCCGACCCCTTCTCGGTGCAGTGCGAAGCTGGTAACGTCACCCTCGTTGGCGGGCCGGATTTGGACGCTAAATGGATTCCGATTTACTTGGACGAGCTTTGTATGTTTCCCGGTGGGAAGTACAAAGACCAAGTCGATGCTTCGTCTGGCGCATTTGCACAGCTAACCCTTGGCCCGCAACAGCAACAGCTAGTCGGCCGCTACGGAGGTTCTTAAATGGCAAGCGGCATCCCCACTGGCCTGCCCGATCCCAACGCGCCGCCCACCGGCAACATGCGTCCGACTGCGCAGGCTGCCGTAGCGCGAACGGCCAAGTATTACGTGCCGGGCGCCAACGATCCGGGGCCGGATCAGGGGTCTGCCGATTACAACCTCATGGCACCCCTGTGGAAAAAGGTGATCGACTTCGCCTCCGGCACGGAAGGGATGCGCAAGACGGCCAAGAGCTACTTGCCAAAGTTCTCCGATGAGGACGATGCGGACTATAACGATCGCGTCTCGCACAGCCCCTTCACCAACGTTTACGACGACATTTCCAGCGGTCTGGCTGCCAAGCCTTTCAGCCGGGAAGTCCAGTTCGACGACCCCGATGACGTAGAGCAGGAGTTTCTAGACCTCTACGAGAACATTGACGGCCGGGGCAACAACCTGCACGTGTTCGGGGAGACAACCTTTCGGGCTGGCCTCGATAACGCCATCGACTGGATACTGGTCGACTATACCAAGCTGCCGCCCCTGTCATCGGCCGCGCCGCGATCCCTGGCCGACGAGCAGCGGCTTAAGGCCCGACCCTATTGGGTGCGTGTGGCTGCCGTCAACGTCAAGGCTGTGTATTCGGCAATGATCGGTGGCGAGGAAGTGCTTTTGCACGTCCGGTTCTATGAGCCGGCCATCTCGCGTGATGGCTACGGGGAGACGGTCAAGGAACGCTACCGCATTTTCAACCGCGATATTTTCACCGACGATGAGGGTATGGAACAGGCCAAGCCCGCCACGTGGCAAGTGGTTGAGAAGCAGACGGACGACAACGGCCGGGTGACGTGGGTGGAGATCGACGCTGGGGAGGTGTCTATCAAGATCATCCCCATGGTCCCTTTCATCATCGGCAAGCGGATCGGCAACGGATGGGCTGTGGAGGCCCCGCTCGCCAAGCTTACGGACATGCAGGTTGACGCCTTCCGGCAGGAAAGCAATCTGCGCAACGTCGAGCTTCTCACCTGCTTTCCCATGCTCACTGCCAATGGCGTGGCGCAGCCCATGGAAGTTAGCCCGGTGCCGGGTGCGCCCGCCAAGCCGGCCAAGATTAAGGTCGGGCCGCGTGCTGTGCTCTTTGCCCCGCAGATGCCCGGCGGCGGATCGCCCGGCAGTTGGGCCTACATCGAGCCGAGCTCGGAAAGCGTCAACGGCCTGCAAGCCCGGCTGGAAAAGAAGTGGGACTCCATGCGAGAAATCGGGATGCAGCCTCTTGCTGAGGCCAGCATCACGGTCATCACTTCTGCCAACATCTCCGTCAAGGCCAAGTCTGCCTTGCAAGCGTACACCCTCCGTTTGGAGGATGCGTTCGAGCAAGCCTTCGTGGTGACGGCGCTGTGGTTGGGTAAGTCAGCAGCGGATGCCCCCGGTGTGGACATCTACAAGGACTTCGGTATCGAGCAACAGTCCGACACGGCGGTCAACGCCCTGATCGAGACAAACAAGAACAAGGAGCTGTCCGGCGAAACCCTGCGAGCCGAGCTTCGTCGCCGCAACATCCTCAGCGACAACTTCGATGAGAAGGAAGAGGAGAAGCGCATGGACGAGGAAGCGGCCAACGCCGTAGAGGAAGGCGACGGGGAGGACGACATAGACCCGGTGACAGGGAAGGCCCTGGACGCGGCCAACGACACGGGCGAGGACGACAGCCTCGATCCTGCGGCCATCTCCAACCCGTCCGACATCTCGGATGGTGCCCTGGCCAAGTTCTTCGGTGCACGTGCTGCCGGTGGAGACGCCTGATGGCCGGTTCGTCTGGGATTGCCGCTGTCGTCTCTGCTATCGCTGGCAAGTTCGACCCCAACAAGCACAAGCGCGGCGCCGGGGGCAAATTCGCCTTTCAGGGCGGCGCCAAGGGCAAGCCCACCAGCGGCAAGGGCAGCGGCTCCGTGGCCGCTGCTCACGCCCTATTCGACAAAATGAAGGGCAAGCCCAAGGCGGATATCCTGGCGGCTGCGCAGGCCATCGGCATCAATCCCAACACGGCCAAGACCCAACTCTACCACTGGCAGAAGAAACAGGCCACCGACGCCCTGGCCGGTATCAAGAACCCAACCAAAGAGCAGCAAAAGCAAGCGGTCGCGGCGGCGATTGGTGTCAAGGGTGTGCAGCCTCCCTCTCAGCAAGAGCACTTGGCTAAGTCTGTTTACGATACAAAGATAGACGCACTTGGTAAGGCAAAACCCGGTGTTGGACCTGGGCAAAGCACACACGAGCATAATAACAATCCTTTACCTCGTGTGCCAATGCCTGAGATTGAAAAAGAACATCTAGCTGCTCTTAAAAAGACTTTAGATAACAAGTCTTGGGAAACCAAACGTGTAAAGGTAGCAGAACTTGTTAGTGCGCAGCATTGGGTGGATCCGAAAAAGCTTAAGGATATGTACGGGAAACCATCTGCTCAGCTTAGTGCAGATGATAAAGCACCTACCGCAGTGTTGCAGGCTGATGGTAAATATAGAATACTGGACGGCAATCATCGGGCTGCAAAAGCAAAACTTATGGGTGATGATTACATCACCGTCCGTGTACTAGGCAAAGACGGGACAACCAAAGCAAACCCTAAGCCCGCACCCAAGGCCGAGCCCACCCCTGTCACCGCGACGCCCAAGGAAGCCCCGTCGCTGGAAAAGCTGGGGCCGACCAAGTATGTGCACGCCCTGGCGGATCACATGCAGGGATCGACGGCCAAGGATGTGAAGGCGGCTGCCATCAAGGCGGGTGTGAACCCTAGCACGGCCTCTGTGCAGTACAGCAAGTGGAAGGCCAAGCAGAACGGGCAAGCCCCGCAGCTCGAGAAGTCGCCCGAGCCGAAGCCTTTGCAGGCCAAGCAGCCTGCGGACATGTCGGATAAAGAACTCGACAAGGCAATCGACAGCTATCA